GTGGAATCGGTCGTAGAAAAAAGACTGCCCCTGCGCATCTTCTCCATAATGAACTCATCCGGCAACTTGTCTTGCTTCGAGAAATTACATTTGCGACAAGCTGCGACAAGATTGTCATCGATGTCGAGTCCACCCTTGGCCACTGGGATGATGTGATCAACTGTGTCTGCATCCATGCCGCACCAATAACATTCACGACCATCACGCATGAGTATGCGTAGCCTGATCTTCTTCCATTGAGCACTGTTGCTCTTACGCTGAGAATGTAGGCTCACTAGAACCATCCTTTGCGCTCATGAAATGCCCATGCTTTGCATGGCGTTTGGTAACGAATTGTGATGTATTTGATGGTCTGATCGATCTGACGATATGGATCGAGATTGCGATACCACTGGGATCTCATCTGACCTAAGCCGTAATGGCTGCCATTCTTCGCATCTGGATTCCATCGAGATTCTTTTGTGATGATCTTGACAAAGCAATGATATTGATTCCAATCAAGAATCCTTGAATGTGCATAGAGCTTGTAATGATCTGCCTGTGTTGCAGCTTGTACGGGTTGCATCTGTAGAGATAGCGAGCCTAGCAATAGGCATAGAACTGCCCAAACCTTCAGACTCATCAGCGAGCTACACGGCTTCAGCCGCTCGCTTGAAGAGCTGTACGGTAATGCCTCTGTCAAGTTACTCGCAAGTATGTGGAGAACTTGAGCGTCGCTTTGGCGTGTCGTCCACAGGTTATCCACAGGCTTCATTTATCTCCGCCCCAGCCCTTACCCTTGAAATGCACCGGATTGGCTGAGTAGATTCTTGCCATTGGTATTGTGCATCCATCGCAATATGGCACGCGAGCGAGATCATCACCGATTGGCCGTTTGATTGTCTTTACCTTAGAACACACTTCGCATCGATAGTCATATTCAGCCACAAGCATCTCCACGATCCATGATGCCCATGACGCCACATCCAAAGCATTGGACAAGCACCTTGCCATCACCTAACTGGACATCATCTATTTTGACGCCATGATTGGTGATCTTATTTTCGACCCTACATTGAAAGCGCAGCATCTCCATGTGAGCTTCTCCTTAAATTCTCGATCGGATGAAGATTGTACTGCTCCACCCAAAATGTCGGATTGTCGCGTCTGCGCCAGCGTTGATCTTTGGCAATTGACACTGGGATCCATCCTCGGATCTGATAGACAGGCGATTTGCCCGTGACCAATACAGCGATGTCTGAATTGCGATCACTCTCACCAATGATGAGCGCACCGGATTCATATTTTGTCCACTTGACCTCGATGCGAGATCCAACATCGGCTTGTTTCTTGAATGTGTTGACAGTCGGCTTGAAATCTTTGTTCCCAAAGTATCGAGCCACCACAATCTCAGCGCAGATCGATTCAGCCAATTGGCAGACATATTCATGGAATGACAGATTCTTGTCGTACCTCGATGAATGATCTGGCCGACCATCAATGGCTTTGATGCGCAGCAATGCAATCTCAATCGATTCCATCATGTCCTCGAATGAGACTTTCATCTTCACTTGCAGAGCTCGCAGTACCACAGCTCTGGCGATCCCATGACTGTGTCGTATCGACCGCCATCAAATCGCTTGAATGTCTCACATCGATCGCACCATTCGATCTTTGGTGGTGGCACTTCATCATTGACGATTGATCCATCGATCATGAACCGTGTTCGCTCGCCAGTGGCGATTCTGATCATCTCCATGTCGGCCATCATCCTTGAGCCTTCCACTTGCCATCAGCTGCGAGTGTGTACCAAATCGGCGGACATTGATTGGCCTTAAGTTTTTCAGTGCAAAAGTGACCGCCCCAGTCTTTTCCTGCCTTATCTTTGGCCTTTTCTCGCCAAATCATGTGGCCATGCTTGCACTGTGGAGCTTCCGCGACAAGCTCACCGCCAAGCTGATTGACAATCTCAGCAATGCCAGTTGCAGCTGTAGCAAATCCATCCTCGGCAAAAGGCTTTGACCACGGATCATCTTCAATCTTGGCCACAAAGGCCGCTGGCATTGTTTCGACTTGCTCCATATTTTGCTTTGTGCTTCTAGTTTCTGCGCCAAGCAAAAGTCCTGCACAGCGTCCGATGGCACTTGTGACTGTATCTTCTACAAACCACCGCTTCATGCTGGGATTGTAGGATTCAACGCGACCAAAAGCGTAATCAATTGCGCTCGGCTTCTCATCTTCATATTCACGAAAGATCCGGCATTCAATCAGAATATATCCGGCCTGTGCATTAAAATCGACGATCGATGTCTCCACGCGATTTGTCGGGAATGTTGAATGCAGTCTTTTGATGCGAGCTGCAACATCTTCATATCCATCCAAGAATCCGGCCATTTATTTGACCGCCTTACTCTTGCCCATTGCCATGCCGATAGATCGGCCGTGGTGGTATCCGACGGACTTGCCGTCTCTGTAGCCCATCGAATAAAGAATTGCACCGATGGATAGCTGGGCAAGTATCCCAAAGCCGATGATTTGTTCAATTGACATTTGTTGCTCCCGTTTCTGTTAGGGGAGCAAGCCAATTGGCTTCCATTCATTTGACTTGCTCCCGATCAGAGCATGACGGCTTAGTACGACAAGGTCAAGAATCACGCGTGTCTTTCGGCGTGTCTAGTGCTTTTCTTGCGTCATGATTTCAAATAAGCGATCGACGCGAGCCTCAATGCGTGTTACTTGATCTTTAAGACTAGCCCCAGAGTTAGGCTTCAATTCGTACATGATGCCTTTGATGAGAATACGGATGACCGAATAAACTGCCGTCGCAGTAGCAATTACGCCACCAACGACGGCAGCCCATTCGTTCGGTGTCACTTCCCCATAACCCCGAAATCTTCATCCTTTGGATTCAGCCAGCGCAAAATGACCGGAGCCACTGCAGCTGCGCCTGCCATCGCCAATGTCTTGGGATCAGTGACCCCTGCCATGTATAGCGCGAGAACCGCAGCAAAGAATGAGCGCGCCCATGATGCTGCCATTGCCTTCATTTTGTCCATTTTTGCTCCTTCTTTGCTTCTTTGTTGATTTGTTTAGCCACGATCAATCCGCGAACAATCGGAATTGCAATCAAACCCAAAATTGCATACGTTGCCGTTTCCATCATTCTGTGTCCTCATCTGGTAGATCGATCTCTTCGACGATGTTGTTATTTGGCTTGGTTGGGTCATAACCGCCGATGCCGTAGGTAATTATTTTCATCAGACCGCCCTTAGAAATACGAACATGCCAGCAGGATTTGCGCTATCAACTAAAGAAGTCGCTGTTGCGAAAGCACCCGTAACGGATGATTGAGTGAAACATGAATTAGCCTGAAGAAGTGAAGAACTAAACATCTGTCCGATAAATGCAGAAGCCGCCGATGATGCTGGGCCTACATAAGTGTTAGTAGTAGCCGCTGTTTGACTATTACCTACCAACCAGTAAATGCCTGGAGTGAGTTGCTGGTTGATTGTTATTGTATAAGTTGTATTATTTGACGTAGCCGATACTGTTCCAGCATCCAATAGAACGGTGCTTGGCTTTCCTGCTGTTGTGTTGTAAATTCCTAAACGAATAGACGCAGTACCAGAAAAAGTTCCACCAGTTCTCATAGCTATTCTGTCGAATGTTGTTGTTGCTGGGACGAAGAATGGATGATAAAAACTTACATTGGCATTTGTAACGTTAGAAGCCGCCGCTGCTGGAGATGGACCACGATAATAATAACCACTTAAAAACGGTAATGTTAAAGCATCTACTTCATCGGCAAGAGTCTTAACCGCGTTAGGAGTCGCAGCAGTTGTCGTCGATGTTGATGTTATCGAGTCTGTGAGCTGAAGGACTCCAGCAGTAGAAGTCGATCCAGCAGATACGCCGATGTTGGCAGATGTTGAAGTGCCAGAGTTAGTGATCGGAGCAGTTACAGCGATGACGCCTGATGGGCCTGTAGCACCCGTGGCTCCAGTTGCACCTGTTGCACCAGCAGGGCCTTGAACGCCTACAGATGAGACGAGTACTTGATTAACATCCTCGGTGACTGTGACCTCATTGATGACCGGTTGAACAATTATTGTGTCGCTCATGGCGTTAACTGCCCATCAACGGCAACCAAACCTTGGATCAATCGTGTGACCACTCCACTGCCTGATGTAATTTCGAGCTCATATTCATATTGGGTGGCTAACAGTGCAGCCGACTGCGCCGCTGTGATGCGGATTGCCAGTGTGCCAGTGGCAGCTGTGATTGTAATACCCGATGATGAAGTCAGATTGAGCGATGTGACATTCGATGCCACTGGACGGAATTGCATTGCAGCTGTGTATCCAGTGAGGTTGATCGCGGCTCCGGAACTGTCTTTGTATTGAATCGACAAAAACCAATCTGCGCCTTGATCGATGGTGTAATTATATGTCTCAGCCATTTTTTTTCCCCTTCAATATCTTTGCAATTTTCTTTGGCTGACTGACTTCAACCACTGGAAATTCGCCTTTGTAAGGCTTAAATTTTGGACGACCAAAGCCGACGACTTCTTTGCCGATTGTGCGCTGTTTAACCATGACCATGCCGCCATTGCGCTGATCGCCTGTGCCGGATGTGTTGCCTTCAATGGTCGTGATTGTCTTGCCATCGATGGCCACGACGATCCCGATGTGACTGATGCGATCGACGCCGTCATGTGGAAAATCCATGAATGCAAGATCGCCAATTGCAGGCACTTCATGCCAGCGACCGATCTCCTTGAATTTGTGAGCACCTACAGCTGTGCTGACGACTGTTGGAATCTTGACCCCAGCTTGTGCCATCACCCAATTGCAAAATGATCCGCACCACGGCAGACCATTGGCTTTTGTAAATTCACCAAATTTCGTGATGTTGTCCGGTGTCTCGACATAGCCAATTTCAGCCTTGGCAATCTCGATGGCGTGTGCAGCTGATCCGACAGGATAACTCATGAGAGCAAAAGTTTCGCTTCGTCTTCGTTGATGCCCAATTTTGCGAGCAAAGCGGCCTTTGCAGCTTCTTTATTCGTCCGCGCTTGTTCTTCGGCCTCCATTCTAGCGGCATCGATTTCCATTTGAGCTAATTCTGCGGCGGTTGCATCGCGTTCGATTATTTCGCCGGTTTCGATATTGTGTTCAAGAATTTTCATCAGTTGCCTCCATAGAGAATGTAAGTTCCGGTCGAGTAAGTTCCAGTGGACAAAATCATGTCAATCTGAGTGATTGCGTTTAATCCTGCGCCGCTGCCAACAGATAATGAGCCAACGGCCCAAAGAGTATTATCTTCGCCTGATGTGCTTTGCTCATAATTTGATGTCATTTGCATCATCTTGACTGATGTGGTGTTCGTATAATCAGGGAAATCGACGACAAGGCTGGCAGAATAAGCTGTGCCTTTCATCGTGGTTGCTCCTGTAGTGATCCATTCGGTGGCGTTACCGTTTGCAAATGTTGTCACGGTGCTAATGTTATTTGATAGGCCGATTCGCTCATAGTTACCTGTCGAAATGTTATTGATGCGGATCTGCACATTTGCATTTGTGCTGATCTGCATATTTCTCACCACAAGCCTCAAATTTTTGTAGCTTGTTGAAATACTTGTAAGGCTTAATGTGCCAGTCGAAAGTGAACCAGACGCGATCGATGTCCAGCCGCCGCCTGCTGCTGGGGTTGCCCAAGTGAAATCCATGTCGGTATTTGACGCTTTTGAGAGCACTTGACCTGTCGTGCCACCTTCAAGATCCATCATCGATGTGTCAATTGCTTGGCCAAGTGTGCGGATCGCTGCCGCGCCATCCTTGACCAGATCAGTATCGTCTGGGGTTTCCCAACCAAAATTGGTAGTCGTTGCCATTTCGTCTCCTTATGCCACAATCGTGGCTTCATTCCAGTCAAGTGTATTTGATAGGGAATTCCATGTTTCGGCGACACTCACACCATTCCATCGAGTAGCCTGCAAGCTGTAGGCCGTTGGAGATACTGTCAAAGTCAATGAAAGTCCGTTATATGACGCCCTGAATGTCCAGCCTTCGACAAATCCTTGAAAGCGTCCATTCCCAATGTTTTGCGGCAAATCAGTGATGTCGATTGGTAGCCCCATGAATACATTGAGCAAGGCATCTCGATCAACATCATCGATCTCAGGATTGCCCAATGGGAATGTAATTGATCTAAATTGTGCTTCGGGAAATGCCCTGATGCTCAAATAAAAATCGGCTTGATCTTCGGCATCCGTACCAAGCTCCAGACTTGTCTGAATTGACTGGGCTTGGAATCCATATAGCGCGATCGATGCGTCATCCTGCGCCGAGACTGTCTGATCATTTTTGTAAGTAATTGTCACAGCATTGCGGATGTCCCCTGATTTGAGTGATGTTTTGATGCCACTGGCCAGTGCCGTATTGCCGCTCACTTCGGTGTATCCATTGGTCGTCAAATAGGTATTGCGATGCGTACTATCCGCATAACAAATGCGGCCTTGATTGTCCTCAAAGATGTAACCGAGCCCTGAATTGGCCAAAGCTGCGACAAGTGAATACACATCGGTGACGCTGGCAGATCGAGCTGTGAGCTCATAGTCTCCGGGACGATCGATCTCTCCAAGCCCTGAATTTTCAGCATTTTCCCATGTAGTCGTCGGTGTGTATCCAGCCCATGTCTCAGCTGCTGGCACTTCATTCCATGTGTTGAATAGCAATGCGCTCAGGATTGTATAAATCTGATCGCCATCTTCATCTTTGGACAAGACGCCTTCGGTAAGTGTTTTTGGCAGTTTTGACAAAGCTCCGAGAGCAATGATTCTCATATTCTGCACCATGCCGCCAGTGCCAGAGCTGGACACTTCGAGATCAAGATCGGTGACATATCCGCCAAAAAGATTCACGAATGTGCCAGTCGAATCCTTGACCCTGATCGCGACTTGATCATTGAGATTCATGGTCACTGGACTGTCATCAAAATTTAAGATGGTAAAGCTGGCATATCCTGCAGTGGCTTGGCTGTAAATGTCCGTCCGACCGGATGTGATCGATACATCGGCCAGCGTTAGATTGGCATAATCATTTGAGCCATTGACTGTGAGTGACCATTCAGGCGTCCAGATTGTCATGACTGAAAGTTCAGAGCTCCCAAAGTGCCACGACTAAATGAATTATTGAGCACATCGATGATGGTGCGAGCTGTACCTTCCGCATCGATCGCACCATTGACTGTGAGATTGATTGTGGAGCCACCGCCTGAGCCACCATTGGGAATGATCTTGCCCGATGTATTTGGCACAAATAACTCTGGACCACGCTCACCGACAACATAACTTGTGCCGGATGAAACTGGGCCACCATTGGCTCGACCACCGCCGAAGATGTTATCAATGGCACCACCAATGGCTTGTGTCACTGGATTGTTCTTGATGAAATTCACGATCGCTTTGATGGCCATGAATGCTTTATTTACGACATCGACAAGGGTTGCAAATAGACCAATCACAAAGCTGATTGCAGTGCCGAGTGTGTCGAATGCTTTGCCAAGAATTGTTCCGATTACCGGTGCCACAACATCGCGCACGACTTTGGCAACGGCTTCAAATAAAGTCTTGAGTGGCTTGAGCTTTTCTTCATTTTCCGAAATTTTGCCTGCGACCTTTTCAAATGCTGATCGCAGTCCATCGATGACTGGCGTGAGCAGACTACCTATTGCTGGAATAACAAATTGTGTGATGAAAGACCAAATGGCCTTAAATGTTGGTATGACTGTCTCTCGGATGTATTCAGTCAATGCTTTGAAGATTGGCGTGAGCTTTGGACCAAGTTCTTCCGACAACTTTTGTACAGCTGGGATGACTGTATTGACAAAGCCTGAAACCATCGGAGTGATGGCATCGAGCACAAATGATCCGACTGTCTCTTTGCCTTCATCAAATGCAACCTTGAGACGATCCATTTTGCCAGCAAATGTGTCAGCCTTTTCTGATGCCTGACCACCAAATGTCGCAGCAAGTTGGGCAGTAATCTCTTCCATCGACATAGTCTTGAGCTGCACGGCTGTAAGGCCGACGCCTAATTTGGCCAGTGATCCGGCATTGCCTTCGGCGGCCTTGCTCATGGCATTTGTTACAGCTTCGAGTGACTTACCACTTCCAGCCGCGACATCAATTGCAACAGCCTGCAATTTCAGAGCTGCATCGGCGTCTTTGGTAGCGCGTACAAATCGCTCAAAGCTTGGACGCAATTCATCATCAGTCAGACCAGTCAGCAATGATGTCTTGGTGATCTGAGATTCAACCGCTGCAATTTGTCTTGTGGTTGCTCCAGTTACATTCTCCAGAGTGGTCGCAAGCTTGGCCTGTGCAGCTTCATCGGCGATTGCTGACTTGACGCCATCGACGAGCAATTTGCCAGCATAAGCGGCGGCAGCCACGCCAGCGGCAGCAAATGCCGCGCCAGCCATCTTGCCAAACTTGGCGACCTTTGAACCAAATCCTTCGACTTCATTTGATGCCCCATTGACACCTTTGCGTAAGCCATCCAGATCGGCGTCAAATGTAATCTTGACTTTTGGAATTGCCATCAGTTCATCCCTGCCTTCTTGACTACATCCTGAACCATTTGGGCATATTCACGCGCAATTATGGGAATGTAATAATCCATCGCAGGATTGATCCAATATCCCGACTTGTTGTATGGAGCTTTGAATCTGTCAGAGTAGGTACGCCCTGCACGATCCACGCCCCGATGGGATCCATATTCTGATCCCCAAAGCAATGCGCCTGCAGCTGCCTGCCCTTGCTTGACGACCTTGCCACCCTTGCGCTTTTCGCCACCGTATTTGCGGCCGACTTTCTTTGTACCACCGACATCCACGCGAATCAATCGATCACGCTTTGGCATCAATGATTCAGCGACCTTGACGGCCTGTGGCGTCCGAGAAGCTTGTGCAAACATGAGCAATTGTCCGGCGAATCTTTGTGACAATGGCAATGCTCGATCGCGGATTTCTTGCTGTGATTCAGCTGGCAATGATCCCAGCAACCGCAAAAGATTCTTGAACTCAATAGGCTCGACAGTAATGGCCAGTGTGCCTTTGCCTGCCTTACTTGCCATGAATTTTCTCCAGAATCTCGATCGCTGTGATGATCTGCTCCGCTGTCTGCCATTCACTCATCGGGATATGCGTGGCAATTGCCAGCTCCACGATTGTGCGATTTAGACTTCCAGCGGCGTAGCTTTTGGGCTTTGGGGATCCTCAGTGGTGATGTCCGAGACTGTCTCGATCCATGCTTCATAAGGTTTGACGGGTTTGCCAGCGGCTTCTCGCTTCATGGCGTGATATGCCAAAAAAAGAAGATCAGAGATTCCGATCTTTTCTGCAGCTTGCGTGATGGTGTGGCCTGTCTTGTTTTCCCATTTGCACCACTCAGGCGGAGCCGCCACATATGTGGCAACCTCGCCCGATGTGTATTCAATTGTGATGTTTGTTTTCATGCTCCCGATCTCCTTCTTAGCTAAAGTTTTCGGCAGGTGTGCCGACCACTTGGAATGATAGTGAGACAGTCTGGGCATCCGGTGCTGAACCGCCGACGGATGGGAATACTGGCAACACATTGCATGTGAATACTGCGCCAGTAGTAGCTGTTAGTGAAACTGCCAGAACGGTATTTGGTGCAGTCTCGCACGCTGTCCAAAGTGACTCACAGAGCGATGAGGCAACGCCCCAGTCTGCGAGCATTTCGACATCAAGTGTCCATGAATCATCGATTGCTTTGTATGCTCGGCCATCAAGTGTCTGATATGTCTCGATGGTGTGCTCATTTGTAAGTGTGACTGATGTTGCTTGTGCATCATAGTTGACAGTCGCGATCGTCAATACTAGATCGCGTCCGGTGATGACGGTCGTTGGCATAGCTTGTCTCCTAGTTTGTTTGTGTGTATTGAGTTGAGATTTCAATCTCGCAAGCGAGAATGTCGGACGCTCCGATTGAAATTGGCGTTGGATTAGACACAGAGCCGACTGTGTAGCCTGACGGAATAACCGCCAGAATGCTCATGACTAGCTGCTCGATGTTGTCGAGCGCGGCGGCATTTGAATACATTGCGACGCCGACAGTGATGACAAGATTGACCCTGACTCGGGTTGATGTGCCGATGAGATTAGCTTCAAGATATGGCGATGATGGTACGACCGCGGCAAATGGCACGATCGGAGCCTCTGGAACTGAGTCGTAAGTGTTAGCTGCGACGCTTGAAATGGCAGTCTTGATTGCGCCTCGGACGCTTGTGGCGATAGTCGATGCAGCCATCAGCTCACCATCGATCGAGTATCGACCAAGTCACCAAGCAACCCGATGCATCGATTGGTCAAGCTGCGACCCATGCGAAAAGGTGTTGGACTGAAATCGACGCCTTCGATCTGACCGCCTGCAGCTGTGCGGCTTTGGAATACCTCAACCGCGACTGCAAGGATTGCGCTCTCGACATTTGGGTTGCCGATGTAATAAGTGGCCGCACCATAGCCGGATAGGGTTGCAGTGCCGTTCGGAATGATCTGACGGATCGAGACATCTGCATTTGTTAGTGCGGCCGTAAAATAAAGATCCTCAGCCTTTGTGACTGTAAATGTGGCAGTGAATGGCGCAGGCATCTTGGTAACGACGACTGATTGGCCGACAGCAAAAGTGTGTGGCTCGCGTGTGTAGAAAAATGCAACATTGGAGACAAGCTTGTATTCAGTGATGGCCGTGGTGTTCTGCACAAGGATTGGCAAGATCACGCCTTCGGCAGTAGAAACCATTTCGTCCAAGTAGTCGTCAGAGTAAAGAGATGAACTCACGCCAAGAATTGATCGCAGCTGTGACGCTGTAACGATTGATGACATGAGCCCATCCCTTCATCTGCTCGACCGCCTCGGGAGCGAAGCGGCCGATGTCTAATTGGTAGCGATTACGCCTTGTTGTTCTTGAATGCGCCTGCACCGATCTTGGTCGCGATTGCGCCATATCCGTACATTGCGATATTGATCTGGCCTGTGTTCACCACATCAGCGCGAAGCTGATAAGTAGGTGACTCATACCATGTGAAGGCATCTGGATTGACGATCAAGATGGATCCATCTGTGTCTGTTGTCGCAGCTGTATTTGCTGTGACATAGAGATCAAGTCCAGCGACATTGCCGCGGATTGAATCTGGACGAACTACGCCGCCAGCATTTTGTGGCTGTGCAGCATTGTAGATTGGACGGCCTGAATCATTGAGTGTCATGACATTTGCCCATTGGGATGTGTTCATGATGATATTGCGAGCAAAGCCCTGTGTGCCTGCATAAACTGATGCAGCACCGCGAGCGATGATGCCAAGTAATTCGGCAGCTGTTGGATATGTTGCGACTGTTGTCGCGTCAGCTGATGCACCGGATACAATCGCGGCATTTACAGCTGTGTCTGTGACCTTTGCATACTGTGCAGCCATATTGCGCATCAATTCATCAATGAAGAGTGGTGATGAGCGATCGAAAAGCTCGACGCTGAATGTCTGCTGGCCTGAATACTTAGCCACTGACACGCTGAGAAATTCTGAAGTCTGATCGACATCAGCAAGTGTTCCGCCTTCGGCTTCGACTGTTACTGATGGGAGCTGTGTGATCTTTGGAATCTCAAATGTCATGCCTGCATCTGGAAGAGTGCCGCGTGAGATTGCATCGATGTTTGATCGAGTTGCATTTGCAAGCCCGTTGATGACAGTGGTGAGCTGGCGTGTTGGCACGAGCCCTGCATTGTCTGTGGTGTCTGCAGCTGCGCGAATGTATTGACGAGCATCTTCAGATCCAAGTGTCGCCTTGATTGTCATTTCGAGTTGCTTTGTCGCTGAGAAATCCAAGCGTGGCTTTGCTGTAAAGCCACCGAGATTTGCTGCAGCTGTGACTGACTGTGCGGCTTCGACCGTCTCTGTAACGGCTGCCGCGTCTGTGACGGTGTTTTCCACTTCGTCTCCTTCTGTTGTTGGTGTTGGTGTTGCATCCTCATCCGGTGCGGATGTGGAATCTTCATCGCCTTCTGTCGCTGCTACTTCTGCGACTCTCGCGCTGCGTACGGCTGGCTCAGAGACAAGTGCGACGCCTGTGAGCTCAGCTTTGAGCACTTTCATGTATCCCTTTTCTTGGACATAATCATCGACACTGAGCTCGACTGAAAATCCATCGCGCAATCCATCCATCGCTTCGATGAGTGCATCGCTCCCAGCTTGTGTGTTGCTGATCTTGAAAGTCGCATTGATTGCTGAGTCGCCATCCATTGACATTTCCATACTGCGACCAATTCTGCGCGTGCGATCGTGCTCAAGATTGAGAAAGACTTGGGATGGCTCGATGCTGCCTTTTGCAAACACGACCTTGCCAGTCGATGCGTTAGCCTGCTCATCAAATGCAACGATGCGACCGGAGATTGTCCGCGCTTCCGAATCGGCTGCAGTGATTGTGATTGGTGTTGTCAGTTTCATCCGATGATGTCCTCTTCTTCTCTGATTTCTTCGATACTCATTGCGCCAATGCGATTGAGAATTTCGTACACTTGTGCTCGCTCATAAGGATTGCCACGCAAGAAATCGTCAAGATCAAAGCGCACATATTGCGATGATGGTGTGAAATCCGTCAGGCTCATCCGCTGTTCAATAATTGTCAGGATCGGACGAATTGAAAAGTCAATGAGATCGCGACGCTGATTGACCGCGTTGGAATATGTCATCGATGATGGATCAGCTGATGCGAACCATGCCGGTAATCCGATGGCCCTGCACAATTCTAAAGCCAAGTATTGTCTGGCCTCATTCATCTGCAATTGCTTCGGATCAAAGCCGACAGTCTCCAGCGATACATCTGCATTGAGCACTGTGACTGACTTCGATGTGCGATTCAAGAATGTCTCTTTGAGAGCTTGCAATCTTTCCTTTGGCAAATTTGTGCCATTTGTTTTGACAACCATTTGTGGCGCAGGATTCAATGCGAAATCGTAAGCGGCGCGCTCCAAAGCGTGTGCAGCTCTTACTGTGCGGCCTGCGCGATTGAGCAATCCTTCTTGCATGTTGCCAAAGACCACAAGTTGATCGGCTGCGATCGGTACGCCGTCCACTGTGTAGCTTTCAATCTGTGTGCCATTGGCGTTTGTGAATACGCCGACGCGCTCTGGCGTGATGCGCTCCATTGCTGAGATTCTTCCGGTGTCTGCATATCGTGACATGACGATTGCATACGCCGCTGGACGGAACAGCAAATCTTCGGCAATCCATGCCCAAAATTCTGCGCCTGTAATTCTTGGATCAGGCTGATAAATAACACGCGGCGATGTGACGCGCTCATGTGTTTCTTTGACTTTTGTTTCAAGTGGCAGCGCAGCTACAGTCGAGCAAATAATTCCGCGAGCGCGAGCAATTACTGGCACGCCCATAGCCTCAGATCGTGATGCGCTTTGTACGCCGCCAAAATATGGCGCGCCTATTGAATCGAGTGAATTGACCGGAGCCAATGAAGCATCGACGATGTTATCAATCGGCTTTGCAGCTGTTAAGCGATCAAATAATCCCATGCCCGAATTTTATTGCGTCGCTACAATCAAAAGACCATGATGTCAAGATCCGTCTCTTGGCGTGTCGCGAAATGCGTGACCAGCGCACAAGCAACCGTCGCGCAGACAGTGCTCTGAGAAGCTCTCCGGCCGATAGTCCATCCACCATCTCCAAAGCGGAGTTTCGCCGCCGACAAGACTTGTTTGGTCAGCTCGGGTTGATTGATGTGTCTGAGTCTCTTCGATGTGACTGCTCCTAAGAATTCATCGCACGCCTGCCCATAAAGCGCGCCATCAATGTCAGCGATTGGGATTCCAGCTGGAACAAGCCTCGATGCAACCGCCGACGATGTGCGCTTGCTGAATGCTACAACCTCGACTGGCATTGATTTGTAGTAATCGGCAACATCATTTGCAATGGCTTTGTCGTCAAGTGAAATGGGATTGTGCCAAGTGTGGAGCAATTTGACGATGAATTGATCATCATCGATGCGCTGGGCTGCGACCAATGCGGCATCTCGCCTATCCGGTGAACAGTCCAGCCCCAACCAGACAGTTTTCTCCAAGTCTAAATCTAAACCATCACTAGCGCACTCAGCCCATTCACCGCTTGGAATCGCCGAATCGATCGTCTGCACCCAGCGGCACAGCACCTCGGTGCGAACTACATCCGGCGGATCATTCATTACGGCTCGCAGATTGTCGATGTGAACCGTGTGGCCAAGTGCTGGATTGGCCATTGATGCGCCCTTCCAAAATCTTGGGGAATCGTCTATCAAGTCATAATCGCTCGACCATTCAAAGTAACCGATGTCATCAGCTGCACCGGACGCCGCTGCCAAGCCACGCTCGCGCAATTGATTGAGCACGATCGAGTGCTGATCGCCGGCATTTGAGTAGCTGAAAAGCTGAGGATTTTCGGCGGCCATCATGGTGTATCGCAGTGATGCCCATGTGGATTCATCTTTGAGCTCACGAGTCTCATCGATGTGGACGGCGGCAGGCTTTGAGATACCACGCGCCGCGGCTGCGCCAGCTTTGACCATGTAGCGATTGCCGGACAAAGTCTCAATCTCTTCGGAGCCATGCGCCCAGCGGATGCGCTTGACTTGCTTTGCCAGCCCTTCATTGCTCTCAATTGTCTGCACAAGATCGCGAAAAGTCTCCAGAGATGTCGTCAATCGATGAGCTGTGCCAATCTGTAAGCCGTGATTCCACTCGAAAAGCCCCATCAAAATCCGTTGCTTCATGAATGTCGTCTTGCCCTGTTGACGTGCGACCACCAACTGCACCAATGGGTATCGCCAGCGACCATCGCTTTTTACGCGATGAGATTCAATCGCCAGCCACTCTTGCCACGGTAGCAACGGGAATCCGATCGAATTTGAGAAGTCGATGAGCTCTTGACCCCGACTTGGGAGCTCTGGGTGCAACTTTGAGTGGATTCTAGGCGTTGAAATGCCATAGAGCGTCTCTGGGATGGTGTCCTCAGCCTGTGTGAGCCGATCTGAGCCATCTTGAACCAGTCGGAGCCTTCTTGTGCCTTCTTGATCCATTTCAATGCCTTCTTGAGTCGTTTGGTGGTGAATTAAAACCTC